ATCCCCCTATCTCTTACCCCCTATAATCCCACCTTAATCTCCCCCGAAAAGAAAGAGAGAGGGCGCGCTCTATCGGTGGCGGTGGGGGGCATTTGTAGACTCTACTTAGGCGAGAGGTGGTGAGTGTGGCATTAACGCCAAAGCAGGAAAGATTTGTGCAGGAGTACCTTGTGGATTTGAATGCCGCACAGGCTGCTCTTCGGGCAGGGTATAAAAACCCTGAAATTGGGCGGCAGCTAATTACGAAAAATAACGTTTCTTCCGCAATTCAGGAAGCAAAGAGAGCCAGAAGTGAACGGACAGAGATTACACAGGACTATGTGCTTGCCAAGCTGAAGGAAATCACAGATAAACCGGCCTCGGATGCGAATGACAGCGATCTGAAGTATTCCAGCAAGATAAAAGCGCTTGAATTACTGGGAAAGCATGTGGGAGCGTTCGATGGAAAGGCGAACGGCGATGGAGATACGGAGGTTAAGGTGGTCATAGATGTCTGAGATTCGTTTATCGTCCGTCCTTGGACCTGCATTCCACCTACTGGCTCGTGACGTATTCCAACACGGACACACACACTATGATTTGTCTGGTGGCCGAGGCTCGCTTAAATCTTCCTGCGTTTCCCTGCTGGTGCCGCTTATCTTGCTGACCAATTCAAACACCCACGCCTTGGTACTTCGCAAAGTGGCGAACACCATCCGGGACAGCGTGTATGCACAATATCTATGGGCAATCGGAGAATTGGGTATGGCGGCGTACTGGGACGCTAAGGTTCAACCTATGGAGCTGATTTATAAGCCGACTGGGCAGAAAATCATGTTCCGGGGCGCTGATGACCCCATGAAAATAAAGTCCATTAAGGTTCCGTTCGGATATATCGCTGTAACACACTTTGAAGAAAAAGATCAGTTTTCCGGTCGGGCGGAGATTAGAACCATTTTACAATCTACCATGCGCGGCGGGTCGAAGTTCTGGAACTTTGAGAGCTACAATCCACCCATCAGCCGGGACAACTGGGCCAACAAAGACAGCTTGGAAGAAAGAGCGGACAGGCTGTGCCATAAGAGCACATACTTGGAGGCCCCGCCGGAGTGGTTGGGGGCACAGTTCCTGGCAGAAGCTGAACACTTGAAGACCACGGACGAGAGGGCCTATCGCCATGAATACTTGGGCGAAGCGGTCGGCACCGGCGGAAACGTATTTGAGAATCTGGAGTTGAGGGAAATCACGGAAGAAGAGTTCGTTTCCTTTGACCGTATCTATCAAGGTGTTGACTGGGGCTGGTTCCCTGACCCATTTGCCTTTATCCGCCTCCACTATGACCGGGCTAGAGAGACAATATACCTAATTGACGAGATATACCAAAATAAGCTGACCAACGAGGCGAGCGCGAAGTTGATTCTTTCCAAAGGTTACAAGGATGCTTACATTACCTGCGACAGCGCCGAGCCGAAGTCAGCGGCGGACTACCGGGCAATGGGGCTTCCGGCCAAGGAAGCAATCAAAGGCCCTGGAAGCGTGGAATATGGCATGAAGTGGCTCCAGCGGAGGAAGATTGTTATTGACCGCCGGAGGACACCAAACGCATATAACGAGTTTGTGAATTATGAGTATGAGCGAAATAAGGATGGGGAGATCATCAGCGGGTATCCTGACGAGAATAACCACCTTATTGACGCCACAAGATATGCTCTCGAGCGTGTATTTAGGAGAATGGGGATGACTGCATGAACCTTGAACAAGCGATGAACTATCTTGTTTTTTATAATGGATATGAAGAAATCGTTCATTCATTGCTAGAGCATATATCTATGTTTTCTGAAGGAGGGACGATTCTACCCCCTAAAAGTCTTAAATATGGGGATGAAAGCGAAACTGTTGAAGCTATCCTATGGTTTACCCTTGTCTGTATGTTCGGGGATTATGGGACATCTCCGCGGTTTGGATGGATTGACAAAAAGAAAGAAGCAATTGCGTTTCTAAACAGCCTGCTTTCGGATGAGGTGCCCGAATGAACATTACCGAAAAACTAAAACAGCTCGGTTACTCCACCGTTCCAGAGGAGTTTTACCGCAAAGTGCAGGAGTGGAAATCTTGGTATGTGGGCGACGTGAAGGGCTTCCACAGGTACAAGGTCAGAAACGGCACGAGCATGGTCAAATGCAAGCGCTTCACGCTTAACATGGGCAAGAAGATCCCGGAAGATTGGGCAAACCTTCTGATGAACGAGAAGGTGGAGATTACCATTGAGGGCCAGAGGGAACAGGAATTTGTTGACCATGTGCTCAAAGAAAACAACTTTCTGGTCAAGTCAAATGAAATGCAGGAGAAAGCATTCGCGCTCGGGACGGTGGCGTTTATTCCCCGTGTAGTGGGAATGAAGGCCACGGAAGAAGGCCCTGTACCTGGTAGTGCTGACGGCATTGTGATGGATTATGTGACCGTGGAGCATATCTGGCCGCTAGCATGGCAGAACGGAATCATTACGGAGTGCGCCTTTGACAGCATCGTGACCGTCAACGGGGAGGATTATTGTTATCTCCAAATTCATCACAAGGTAGATGGCTTATACGACATTGAGAATCGCATCTATCATTACCGCAATAACAATGTGGATGCAGAACTGGCCTTATCCGACGTCAAGGGATTTGAGTTAGTCCCTCCCGTGGTACATACCGGATCAGATCAGAGGCAGTTTGTTATTGATCGGCCTAATATAGCCAACAATTTTGACAATTCCCCGCTTGGAATTTCTGTCTATGCAAATGCCATCGATGTCCTTAAGGGCGTAGATGTGGCCTATGACAGCTATGTAAATGAGTTTGTCCTTGGGAAAAAGCGCATCATGGTCAAGCCGTCTGCAACCAAAGACCTCGACGGAGAGCCATTTTTTGACCCGGACGACTTGGCTTACTATGTACTCCCGGAGGATGTAAGCGACGGTGCGGTCATCACGCCCATCGACATGACACTCCGTACCCAGGAGCACAACACGGGCATCCAAGACCAACTGAATCTACTGTCCAGCAAGTGTGGCTTTGGAGAAAACCATTACCGCTTCGACCAGGGGAGCATTACCACAGCCACCCAGGTCATCAGTGAAAACAGCACAATGTTCCGTACCATCAAGAAGCATGAAATCATTTTGGAACAGGCCATTACAGAGCTGTGTCATATCATTCTTCGGCTCGGTAATGCAGCCATGAACGCCGGGTTGGACGAAGAAGCTAAAGTGACTATTGATTTTGATGATTCCATCATTGAGGACAAGACCACGGAACGAAATAATGACCGGCAGGACCTTGCGGCAGGCATTATGAACGACTGGGAGTACCGCATGAAGTGGTACAACGAGGACGAGGCCACGGCAAAGAAGATGCTGCCGAATATGGAGAATATGACGGACGAGGAGGAAGAAGAGATTGAATGAGGTATCCATTCACTCCAGAGCTTCTCGATGCCCTACCAGAAGAGCTGGCCGAACTGTACCGCAGTCTGGAAGCGACACTTCTTGAAGAGATATGTTCCCGCCTGAAAATTTCTGGTGAACTGAACGAGGTAACGGTGCAGGACATCCGGGCACTCCGCTCACACGGCATCGACCTGAAGGACATAGAAAAGGCCATCCAGCGCACCGCCAACATCAGCCAACGGGGCTTGAAAAAGCTTCTGGACGACGTTGTGGAGCGCAATCAGCAGTATTACCGGGATGTCATGGACCTTGCAGGTGTGACGGCCACGGAGACGCTGGTGAGCATTGAGGATATCTGGGCTATCTACGAGCAGACGCGGCAGACCTTCCGCAATCTGACCCGCTCTATGGGCTTCCTGGTTGACAACGGGCGAACGATGCTGGCTCCGGCGAGAGCCTACCAATGGGCGCTGGACAATGCCGAGATGCAGATCACAAGCGGGGCCATTTCTTACAATCAGGCCATCAAAAGCTCCGTCAAACAGCTTGCGGACAGCGGTATCAAGGTTGTGGATTACGAGAGCGGCCACCGTGACCATATCGACGTGGCAGCCCGCCGGGCGGTGATGACGGGGGTGTCTCAGCTTTGTGCCAAGTACACGGAGCAGAGTGCAGAGTATTTGGAAACTCCTTATTTTGAAGTGTCCGCCCACATCGGGGCACGAGATAAGGGTGTCGGCTGGCAAAACCACAAGGCATGGCAGGGCCGGGTGTACTCCGTAAGGACCGTAGACAAGTATCCGAGCATTTATGAGGTGTGCGGGCTTGGCTATGTGGACGGCTTGGAGGGTGCAAACTGCCGACATATCAGGACTGCCTTTGTGGATGGTGTGATGGAGCGAACATATACCGACGAAGAACTTGCTCACATAGACGATGGGCACGACGTGGATTTTGAGGGAAAGCACTACACAGCTTATGAGGCCACACAGAAACAGCGGAAGGTCGAGCGAACTATCCGCAAGCTGAAGCGAGAACAGACCGCATACAAGGCCGCAGGACTGACGGAGAACTACCAGGCGGTGACTACCCGTATCCGGAGACTGAATCAGGAATACAAGGCGTTCAGCGAGGCGGCGGGGCTACCGTTACAAAGAGAAAGAATGCAGGTTCAATATCCGGAAGAGCTAACCAGCATAAAACAATTTTCCGGGCTGGAATCATATCAAGGGAACATAAAAATTGTCGGTAAATTCTCTTCCAGACAATATCAGGTGCAGCTTGACCCGCCGCAGATTAGCGGCGTGACAGACCACTTTGCAAATAACCTTACGATGAAACCGGATAGATCTGCATTGACGATTGAAGCGTCGCAGAGTATCATAAATAACAGCAGGTTAGTTTTGTATCAGACTGACCGGAATACATTGAAATTCTTGGCAGATAGCGGTTATGTAGTTTTAAGCGTTGACGGGAAGATTGTAACAGCGGTCCCGGAAAAGCTGAGAAAGAAGTATCGGGACTATTTGGAGGGGAAATGATATGGCGAAAAATCACAATGATAAATGCGTTTGCCCTCTTTTTGGGCGAGAAATCCTATATGGAGAGTGCTATGAGGTCCAAGAAGTTCGGGAGGACGAGATGGACATGGAGCTTGCAATAGAGCCGTTTGACGTAGATAAAGCAAATGAAGTCTGCGAGAAGTGCAAGTGGTATGTTGTGGAGGGCAGCGCGTGATAAAAGAAATTAACGGGAAAACATGGTATTGCTGCCCGTACTGCGGGAAAGCTCTTTTCCCGGTTCGACCGGATACCAAAGTAGAGCACATGCCGTTTCGATGCAAGGCATGTAAGCACGACATGGAAGTAAATATCGCATAGAGCCAAGAGCCTGTGAGCCAAGAGCCATCAGTTTCCGAGGATTCCTCGGTGGTTGATGGCTCTTTTTGTTTTGCCGAGAGGCGTAAAACCGCAGGGCGACGGCCCTGACAATAAACGGAGGTAACTACTATGAGCGAACCTATCAATAATCCTACCCAGGCCCCTGCGCCGGAGCCCGCCCCTGCGAAGACCTTCACGCAGGAGGAAGTGGATGCCATGATCGGCAAGCGGCTTGCGAAAGCCATGAAGGGTATGCCCAGCGAAGAAGAGCTGACCGCCTACCGCACCTGGAAGGACGGGCAGGCCGGAGAGAAAGAACGCTGGGACAAGCTGACTGGCGAGAGGGATACTCTCTCCGGAAAGCTGACAACCGCAGAAGCGGAGAGAGACCAGTTGAAGCGTGAGTTGTATGTCCTGAAAAAGGGCTTGACCGGCGAGGAGGCGGAGTTCATCGCTTTCAAGGCAGGGAAGATGGTGGACGACAAGACCACCTTTGAGCAGGCCGTGGACGCGCTTACCGCCGACCGCAAGAAGACTTCTTTTGACTGGACTGCTCCAGTGGGCGGAGGGAAGACAAAAACAGGAGAAAACGATGTAATGAACGCCCTGATCCGGGGCGCACTGAAATGAAAGGAGAACATAAATGGCAGTTGACATTATCGATAGAAGCAAACTTTCTGGGCTTATCCCTGAGCCCGTAACCCGTGAAATTATCCAGGGGGCCGTAACGGAGTCCGCTGTGCTGCGGATGGCCCGTCGGCTGCCCAACATGACCAGTAAGACACAGACCCTCAATGTTCTGGACGCACTGCCCACCGCCTACTTCGTCAATGGTGAGCCAACCACCGGAGCGTCCGACTCCAAGGCTTCGCTGAAAAAGACCACAAACATGGCTTGGGACAAGAAAAAAATTTACGCTGAGGAAATCGCGGTTATCGTCCCCATTCCAGAAGCGGTGTTGGATGATAGCGATTACGATATCTGGGGCGAGGTTCGGCCTAGACTCCAGGAGGCATTCGGAAAGGTCATCGACGCCGCTATTCTGTACGGCACGGACAAGCCGACTTCTTGGCGTGATGGCCTTGTCCCTTCTGCCACTACCGCAAGCGCTGTTGTGACCGCTACCAGCGACATTTTCAAGGACATCATGGGCGAGGGCGGCGTGATTGCCAAAGTGGAGGAGAGCGGCTATATCCCCAACGGCGTAATGGCGGCTATCCAGATGCGCGCCAAGCTGCGCGGCCTTGTGGATAAGAACGGTCAGCCCATTTTCAAGACCGATATGCAGGGGGATACCCGCTACGCGCTGGACGGCATGAGCATGTACTTCCCCGTGAACGGTGCTTACGACCCGGAGGAATCCCTAGCTATCGTGGGCGACTGGAGCCAACTGGTCTACGCCATTCGGCAGGATATGACCTTCAAGATTTTCGACAGCGGCGTGGTACAAGATCCCACCACTGGCAATATCCTTTATAACCTGATGCAGAACGACATGGTGGCCCTCCGCGCCGTCATGCGGCTGGGCTGGGAGATTCCAAATCCCATCAACGCCTTCAACGTCGGCAATGAGAACGCCTTCCCTTTTGCTGTTTACGCACCGGCGGGGGGTTAATAGGGTCTGACACTTTAACGCTATTCCCCAGCGGTCAGACCCTATTGGGGAAACAGGTTTCCGAGCTTGTGGGTGATGACCTGAAGGTCTATGCGAACGGCGCTGTAACGGGCACATTTCATTATGTGACCAACTACACCGAGTTCAGCAGCGCCCCGGACGAGCAGAGCGGGTATTATTTCCCGTTTCACCTGACAAAGACCGGAACACAGATGACCTTCAAGAAAAATGGCTCTCCCACAAAGGAAAACATCCTGTTTGACGCGGACATTGTCTTCCAGGTGACCAAGGATGACACCTTCGAGGTGCTTGTTGATGATTCCAGCGTAGCGAAATTTAGTTTCACTGGGGCGACGTTTGAGCCGCAGGCTAAGACGAAAGCCCGTGCGAAGAAGTAAGGAGGCGGCCTGATGGCTTACGCAGATTATGAGTATTACACTGCTGCGTATCTAGGCAAGACTATCCAAAAGGCTGACTTCCCTCGTCTGTCCCTGCGTGCAAGTTATTTCTTGGATTACTACACGCAGGGGCGGGCGGCCTCAAACAGCGAGTTGGATGCACTGAAAATGGCCTGTTGCGCCGTGGCAGAACAGTACCAGAGCATCGACCTTGCCCAGCAAGCGGCCCTGAATGCTCTTAAAAACTCCGCAAATGCTGGAGAGGCCGGAGAGTTGCAAAGCCAGAGTGTGGGTAGCTGGTCCAAAGCTTACCGAAGCGGCGGTGAAAGTGCCCAGCAGGCCACGGCAGTGGCTCAGTCGGCACAAACACATCTTGCATCTGTTGCAGCGCAGTATTTAGCCGGTACGGGCCTTCTATACCGTGGAAGGGGGTGCGGCTATGGACATGTTCCCCCATGTTGTGACGGTCTATAACACCTACGTTGAGACGGACCATTCCACCTTTGAGGAGACCACAGTGAACCACATCACTGTCCTACGGGGAGTCCTCCTGGATGCCTCTAAGGGTTCCAATGTAACCAAGAGCGGGCTGGAAAGCGCGGATGCAGTCAACCTGTACATTCCATTTTCGGTTGAGGCGTTGGACGGTGTGACAGGCATCCAAAGAAGGTATGTCGGGCCAGTCGAGTTCTGGAAAGCAGATGATAAAAGCGACCTATGGACGCTCTCTGTGGCCCGTGATAGTTTTTTCATCAAGGGTGAGGCTATACACCCGGAATGGACGGTAGAGACCATAGAGGCCGACTACGACGGTGTGTACGATATTACTAAAGTCGATGAAAAGGACTTCGGCGGTGAAATGGCTCACTGGGAAGTTGGTGGGGTTTAATGCTGAAATTCAGTTTCCGCGCCGAAGGGCTGGAAGCAATCAGGGACAAGTTGGATGAGGAGTGCACCAAAGCGGAGCATACTGTGGCACTCCAGGTGCGGAAGGACACATCACCATATGTTCCGATGCTTACCGGATCATTGGACAAACGGACGCGGGTAGATGGTTCAGAAGTGATTTACCCAGGCCCATATGCACGCTACTTATATTTTGGAAAACTAATGGTAGACCCGGCTACAGGTAGCAGTTATGCATCAAAGGGCACAACAAAGGTCTTGACTGACAAAAACCTTGTATTTAATACAGCATCACATGCGCAGGCACAATCCCATTGGTTCGAAGCCAGCAAGGCCGAGAATTTGGATAACTGGATTCGGACGGCGGATAAGGCGGTGAAACGTGAACTCTGAGAAAAAAGAGAAACCCCGCATGCTGGCGGCGACAGAAGAAGTGGATAAAATCTCCCGCTCCATGCTGGTGTGGGCCAATACCTTCCCGGAAAAGCCGGTGGACATCATTAAATATGAGTTTCTGTCCGCTGACCAGGGAGACGAGACCGGTATGGCATTGTCTACCATCCAGGGGACCTATATCACAAAGCGGTTCATCCTGGGCGGCTATCAGGCGGAGTACCAATTCAAACTAATTTATCGTATTAAGCCTGGGCGCAGCAACGACAAGCGCCTGGAGGCTGACGAGCTACTGAACCACTTCGGTGACTGGGCAAGAAAAAATCTTCCTGATTTGGGAGACGAGATTCGGGCGCTCCGAGTTGAGCCCACCACACAATCCTCTAAATTTGCCGCTTATGAGGACGGTTATGAAGACTACCAGATTTTGATGAAACTGACATATGAAGTTGGCGTTTGAAAGGAGAAAAACAATGCCTGAGTCTGATTTGACTTTTAATACTACGCCGGGCCAGACCGTAGGCCGTGAAATGTTAATTGCTTACCTAAACACTGGAGAGAGCTCTACGCCTACTTGGTCTCCAATCGGTAAGCGTGTAGAGGACAGTTCAGCCGAATACGACTGGCAAACAGAAACCAAAGTTGATATTTTTGGAAATACCTATACCAACGGGAAGAAACCAACCATTACACAAACCTTTGACCCATGTGAGTTGGATGCAGATGACGCAGCACAGGAAAAAATCTGGAACCTTGCTATCAAAGATCAGAACGTGAACGCTTTGATGAATCAAGATATGCTTATTGTCCATCTGTATGCGGGGACGGCCGGAACAGCGGTATTTGCTGAAAGATACTCCTCATGCTCTATTTTGCCGTCCGGGCTCGGTGGTGAAGGCGGTGGCACAATTGGGATGCCAATTGATGTTACATATGGCGGCACTAGAACTGTTGGTACAGCATCGATTAGTGATGGAACTGTGAAATTCACACCGGGAACCGTGGAGGTTTAACTTATGAAGGAACTGAATTTTGACTCCGGCCTTGTTACATATTCTTTGAATGGCAAGTGCGAGGTGTCGTTCAACCCCACTGACAGCAACTTCGTTGAGCGGCTGTACTCCGCTTTTGAGGATCTGGACAAGAAGCAGGAGAGCTACAAAGCACAGATCGAGAAGATGGTGGACAAGAAGGAAATCTTCGAGTTTGCCAAAGAGCGGGACGCTGAAATGCGCGGCATTATTGACGGCGTGTTCGAGGCCCCTGTGAGCGAGTCTGTCTTCGGCGGCATGAATGTCTATGCCATTGCCAACGGCCTCCCTGTCTGGTGCAACTTGATGATGGCGGTCATGGATGAGATTGATACCACTTTCACCAGAGAGCAGAAGCTTACTAACCCGCGCATCAGCAAGTACACAGCGAAATACCAGAAGTATCAGAAGAAGTAATCAAAGGAGCACGCCATGAGCTATGGACTTCCAAAAAGCGTGGAGATAGACGGGCAGGAGTTTGCTATCCGCTATGATTATCGGGTTATCCTAGACATTTTCGAGGCCATGAACGACCCCGATTCCAGCGAGGAAGACCGGGCCCTTGACGTGCTCCAAATCTTCTATGTGGATTTTGACGAGCTGACCGACTATGACGCGGCCATAAAAGAGGTTTTTCGATTCATCAACGGCGGCGAGGAGCCACGGAAGCAGAAAGGCCCCCACCTTGTGGACTGGCCTATGGACTTCCCCCGCATCATTGCCCCTATCAACCGTGTGCTGGGCTATGAAGCCCGCGCTGTGGACTACGACATCGAAACCAACACGGGCGGCATCCACTGGTGGACTATCCTCGCGGCCTATGCGGAAATAGGGGACTGCCTCTTTGCCCAGATCGTCCGCATCCGCGACAAGAAGGCAAAGGGCAAGCCGCTGGACAAGTCTGACAGGGAGTTCTACCGAAAGAACCGTGACATTATCGACATCAAGCAGACATACAGCGAGGCGGAGAATGACCTCGTCAACCTCTGGACGGGCGCAAAATGAAACCGCCCCAGGAGGGGCGGCTATGATTATCGTATCGTGCATTTTGTCAACTGAACTTGAGCAAGAGGGATTCCATCGCACTCACCAGCGATAGTGATGTAGTCTCCATCCTTTAGCTGTGCAATCAAATCCGTTTGGTCTCCATCCTTCGGGAAGAAGCACTGTATAGGATAAAGGCCATAACCGTCATTTGTTTCGAGCGAAATGCAAGGTGCTTTTGTTAAAACATCCTGCCCGATGTTTTGAATTGTGCCAGTCACAACCAAGATTTTATCCTTATACAGCGCATCGGCATTCACTGCATTCTCCTTATATGCCGCCCACAAGCTGTTGGCTGAGATGGTAATTTCCTCCGGATGGATGTTCTGCGCTAAATTATCGGATGGCTGCGTGGGTGTAGTAGTTGATTGGCTTGGACTATAGCCATCGTTTGACTGACTATCAGAGCGGCCCCCAAAAGTAAGAGATACAGCGGCAATAATAGCAACGACAATCACAGCTGCAAAGGCAACATTTCCCTTAATTTTTCTGCTTCTTTTTTCTGGGGCGTTCTCACTATCGAAAACAGCGGTTTCTGGTGTATTTGTTGCGTATTCACTCTCAACTACGAGGTGTGATCCAGATATTGCTGTGTTTACAACTTTTGCAGTGTCATCCGGCGATACGAGGATTGAAATTGAGCAGTCGATTTTACGCCCCTTTTGGAACGAAAGCGTATGGGGTCCATCTTGAGCGTATGCAGAAACGGTTGTGCCGTTTCTTAAAATCCCAACCCGAGGTGCTTGTTGATGATTCCAGCGTAGCGAAATTTAGTTTCACTGGGGCGACGTTTGAGCCGCAGGCTAAGACGAAAGCCCGTGCGAAGAAGTAAGGAGGCGGCCTGATGGCTTACGCAGATTATGAGTATTACACTGCTGCGTATCTAGGCAAGACTATCCAAAAGGCTGACTTCCCTCGTCTGTCCCTGCGTGCAAGTTATTTCTTGGATTACTACACGCAGGGGCGGGCGGCCTCAAACAGCGAGTTGGATGCACTGAAAATGGCCTGTTGCGCCGTGGCAGAACAGTACCAGAGCATCGACCTTGCCCAGCAAGCGGCCCTGAATGCTCTTAAAAACTCCGCAAATGCTGGAGAGGCCGGAGAGTTGCAAAGCCAGAGTGTGGGTAGCTGGTCCAAAGCTTACCGAAGCGGCGGTGAAAGTGCCCAGCAGGCCACGGCAGTGGCTCAGTCGGCACAAACACATCTTGCATCTGTTGCAGCGCAGTATTTAGCCGGTACGGGCCTTCTATACCGTGGAAGGGGGTGCGGCTATGGACATGTTCCCCCATGTTGTGACGGTCTATAACACCTACGTTGAGACGGACCATTCCACCTTTGAGGAGACCACAGTGAACCACATCACTGTCCTACGGGGAGTCCTCCTGGATGCCTCTAAGGGTTCCAATGTAACCAAGAGCGGGCTGGAAAGCGCGGATGCAGTCAACCTGTACATTCCATTTTCGGTTGAGGCGTTGGACGGTGTGACAGGCATCCAAAGAAGGTATGTCGGGCCAGTCGAGTTCTGGAAAGCAGATGATAAAAGCGACCTATGGACGCTCTCTGTGGCCCGTGATAGTTTTTTCATCAAGGGTGAGGCTATACACCCGGAATGGACGGTAGAGACCATAGAGGCCGACTACGACGGTGTGTACGATATTACTAAAGTCGATGAAAAGGACTTCGGCGGTGAAATGGCTCACTGGGAAGTTGGTGGGGTTTAATGCTGAAATTCAGTTTCCGCGCCGAAGGGCTGGAAGCAATCAGGGACAAGTTGGATGAGGAGTGCACCAAAGCGGAGCATACTGTGGCACTCCAGGTGCGGAAGGACACATCACCATATGTTCCGATGCTTACCGGATCATTGGACAAACGGACGCGGGTAGATGGTTCAGAAGTGATTTACCCAGGCCCATATGCACGCTACTTATATTTTGGAAAACTAATGGTAGACCCGGCTACAGGTAGCAGTTATGCATCAAAGGGCACAACAAAGGTCTTGACTGACAAAAACCTTGTATTTAATACAGCATCACATGCGCAGGCACAATCCCATTGGTTCGAAGCCAGCAAGGCCGAGAATTTGGATAACTGGATTCGGACGGCGGATAAGGCGGTGAAACGTGAACTCTGAGAAAAAAGAGAAACCCCGCATGCTGGCGGCGACAGAAGAAGTGGATAAAATCTCCCGCTCCATGCTGGTGTGGGCCAATACCTTCCCGGAAAAGCCGGTGGACATCATTAAATATGAGTTTCTGTCCGCTGACCAGGGAGACGAGACCGGTATGGCATTGTCTACCATCCAGGGGACCTATATCACAAAGCGGTTCATCCTGGGCGGCTATCAGGCGGAGTACCAATTCAAACTAATTTATCGTATTAAGCCTGGGCGCAGCAACGACAAGCGCCTGGAGGCTGACGAGCTACTGAACCACTTCGGTGACTGGGCAAGAAAAAATCTTCCTGATTTGGGAGACGAGATTCGGGCGCTCCGAGTTGAGCCCACCACACAATCCTCTAAATTTGCCGCTTATGAGGACGGTTATGAAGACTACCAGATTTTGATGAAACTGACATATGAAGTTGGCGTTTGAAAGGAGAAAAACAATGCCTGAGTCTGATTTGACTTTTAATACTACGCCGGGCCAGACCGTAGGCCGTGAAATGTTAATTGCTTACCTAAACACTGGAGAGAGCTCTACGCCTACTTGGTCTCCAATCGGTAAGCGTGTAGAGGACAGTTCAGCCGAATACGACTGGCAAACAGAAACCAAAGTTGATATTTTTGGAAATACCTATACCAACGGGAAGAAACCAACCATTACACAAACCTTTGACCCATGTGAGTTGGATGCAGATGACGCAGCACAGGAAAAAATCTGGAACCTTGCTATCAAAGATCAGAACGTGAACGCTTTGATGAATCAAGATATGCTTATTGTCCATCTGTATGCGGGGACGGCCGGAACAGCGGTATTTGCTGAAAGATACTCCTCATGCTCTATTTTGCCGTCCGGGCTCGGTGGTGAAGGCGGTGGCACAATTGGGATGCCAATTGATGTTACATATGGCGGCACTAGAACTGTTGGTACAGCATCGATTAGTGATGGAACTGTGAAATTCACACCGGGAACCGTGGAGGTTTAACTTATGAAGGAACTGAATTTTGACTCCGGCCTTGTTACATATTCTTTGAATGGCAAGTGCGAGGTGTCGTTCAACCCCACTGACAGCAACTTCGTTGAGCGGCTGTACTCCGCTTTTGAGGATCTGGACAAGAAGCAGGAGAGCTACAAAGCACAGATCGAGAAGATGGTGGACAAGAAGGAAATCTTCGAGTTTGCCAAAGAGCGGGACGCTGAAATGCGCGGCATTATTGACGGCGTGTTCGAGGCCCCTGTGAGCGAGTCTGTCTTCGGCGGCATGAATGTCTATGCCATTGCCAACGGCCTCCCTGTCTGGTGCAACTTGATGATGGCGGTCATGGATGAGATTGATACCACTTTCACCAGAGAGCAGAAGCTTACTAACCCGCGCATCAGCAAGTACACAGCGAAATACCAGAAGTATCAGAAGAAGTAATCAAAGGAGCACGCCATGAGCTATGGACTTCCAAAAAGCGTGGAGATAGACGGGCAGGAGTTTGCTATCCGCTATGATTATCGGGTTATCCTAGACATTTTCGAGGCCATGAACGACCCCGATTCCAGCGAGGAAGACCGGGCCCTTGACGTGCTCCAAATCTTCTATGTGGATTTTGACGAGCTGACCGACTATGACGCGGCCATAAAAGAGGTTTTTCGATTCATCAACGGCGGCGAGGAGCCACGGAAGCAGAAAGGCCCCCACCTTGTGGACTGGCCTATGGACTTCCCCCGCATCATTGCCCCTATCAACCGTGTGCTGGGCTATGAAGCCCGCGCTGTGGACTACGACATCGAAACCAACACGGGCGGCATCCACTGGTGGACTATCCTCGCGGCCTATGCGGAAATAGGGGACTGCCTCTTTGCCCAGATCGTCCGCATCCGCGACAAGAAGGCAAAGGGCAAGCCGCTGGACAAGTCTGACAGGGAGTTCTACCGAAAGAACCGTGACATTATCGACATCAAGCAGACATACAGCGAGGCGGAGAATGACCTCGTCAACCTCTGGACGGGCGCAAAATGAAACCGCCCCAGGAGGGGCGGCTATGATTATCGTATCGTGCATTTTGTCAACTGAACTTGAGCAAGAGGGATTCCATCGCACTCACCAGCGATAGTGATGTAGTCTCCATCCTTTAGCTGTGCAATCAAATCCGTTTGGTCTCCATCCTTCGGGAAGAAGCACTGTATAGGATAAAGGCCATAACCGTCATTTGTTTCGAGCGAAATGCAAGGTGCTTTTGTTAAAACATCCTGCCCGATGTTTTGAATTGTGCCAGTCACAACCAAGATTTTATCCTTATACAGCGCATCGGCATTCACTGCATTCTCCTTATATGCCGCCCACAAGCTGTTGGCTGAGATGGTAATTTCCTCCGGATGGATGTTCTGCGCTAAATTATCGGATGGCTGCGTGGGTGTAGTAGTTGATTGGCTTGGACTATAGCCATCGTTTGACTGACTATCAGAGCGGCCCCCAAAAGTAAGAGATACAGCGGCAATAATAGCAACGACAATCACAGCTGCAAAGGCAACATTTCCCTTAATTTTTCTGCTTCTTTTTTCTGGGGCGTTCTCACTATCGAAAACAGCGGTTTCTGGTGTATTTGTTGCGTATTCACTCTCAACTACGAGGTGTGATCCAGATATTGCTGTGTTTACAACTTTTGCAGTGTCATCCGGCGATACGAGGATTGAAATTGAGCAGTCGATTTTACGCCCCTTTTGGAACGAAAGCGTATGGGGTCCATCTTGAGCGTATGCAGAAACGGTTGTGCCGTTTCTTAAAATCCCAACCACTTTGTCATCCAAAAGTACCGTGAAGTCGACAGCACATCCCCACGGCGATTTTTCTCTTGTAATAATGATTTCTTTGTACCCTTCCAATGTAAATCTCTCCCCTCAAGGTGGTGTTTAATGTGGCCGCTGACGGCTCCATCGTCATTGAAACCAATATTGACAATAAGAAAGCACAAAAAGAGCTGAATCAGCTTGCTAAGAAAATCCAATCGCTCGAAGATCAACTTACGTCCAAAAAGCAGGGAAGGTTTCCTTTAGTAGAAAACCTCAACGTTGTAAATGCGGAGTTGGAGGAGGCCAGGAAGCAGTTATCCATGCTCCAGGACGAACAGAATGCTATCAATGCCGCCATGAAACCTGGTTCGTCCGCTGATGACTATATGCGTGCCTATTCTGACAGGCCTATGGTCGATTCCAAATTGAAAAAGCAACAAGAAAAGGTTGACGCAATTGAGAAAGAGTGGAGGCAGGCTGAAAAAGCGCTTTCAGATTATGATTCCAAAATTTCTGGATTAGAAGGAAAGTTGAACCTGGCAAAAGAGGAAGCCGGAGGGCTCCAGCAGAACATGGCAAAGTCCGGCCCTGCCGCCGCCAAAATGGCAAAATCAGTAGATAGAGCGCAAAAGAGCGCAAGCAAATTTTCCTCTCGCATGCGTGAAGTTATCAGAAGTGCGCTTGTATTCACGGTCATTACACAAGGTCTTGCGAAGTTCCGTGAATGGATGGGGAAAGTCATCAAAACAAATGACGAGGCTAGAGCATCTATTGCACGCCTAAAAGGGGCTCTCCTGACACTCGCCCAACCAATGATTGAGGTCATTATACCAGCATTTACAAGTTTTGTCGATATGTTGGCCCGTATAATTTCAATGGCCGCCCGGATTACTGCTGCGCTTTTTGGTACAACAGCAGAGAAAGCTGCGGACTCCGCTGAAAATCTGTATGAGGAAACAGAAGCACTTGAAAAAACGGGTGAGGCGGCTGAGGAGGCCGGGAAATCGCTCGCTTCTTTTGATGAAATCAACCAGCTTTCAGGGAGCAGCAATAAAAGCGAAAATCAGGCACAACAGGACCAATCAATCGAGCCAGATTTCTCTATTGTAAAAACCAGTATTCAGGATGCCCTTTCGGCCATCCTTGAGCTACTTACTGGTGCTGCCCTCCTTGCAATTGGTGCAATTCTTGTATTTACAGGAGCAAGTATCCCGGTCGGACTCGCCTTGATGGTAGCTGGTGCGCTTGCTATTGTGGATGCTGTTACATCGAATCCAGAAGCTATAAAGGCGTTATTACAAGGAGGGCTTGGTGAGGCCCTTTCTATTATCGGGCCTCTGGTTGCCGTGATTGGCGTTCTTTTGGTTATTACGGGACATATTCTTATTGGCATTTCGTTAATCATTATGGGCGCAGCAATTTGGGCTACGGGGGCGGCATCTGGAGACGAAGGAGACTTTATCCAAAATATTTTAACAAGACTTTCGGAGGCGGCCGCAGTCATTGGTCCCCTGATTGCCGTTTTAGGTGTTTTTCTTGTCATCACTGGACACATCCTACTTGGTGTGGCGTTTATTATCGCTGGAGCAGCCCTTTGGGCCGTGGGTAAAGCCGCAGGCGATGAGGGGGATTTTGTTGAAAACATAAAAACAAGACTTTCGGAGGCGGCTGTAGTAGTTGGCCCCCTGATCGCGGTTCTTGGTGTTCTCCTTGTAATCATGGGGAATATCTTAATGGGTATTTCCTTCATTATTGCAGGTGCGGCGATTTGGGCCGTGGGTAAAGCCGCAGGCGATGAGGGGGATTTTATACAAAATATCCTAACGAGATTGCAAGAGGCCGCAGAAGTTATTGGCCCATGGATTGCCATAATTGGCATAGTGCTCTTGGTTGCAGGTCAAATTGCCCTAGGAATCGGTTTAATTGTTCTTGGTATTGCGATCTTTGCATTTAGCAAGATGGAAATGGATGGCGGCGAATCGCTAATTGATACTATCGTTTCTGCACTGTCCGCGGCAATGGTAGAGATATCGCCGTACATTGCAATAATTGGCCTCGTTTTGATTCTGGTTCCAGGTATGCAGGGGATCGGCATTGCCTTGCTAGTTGCTGGAATTGGGTTGTTTATTGCTGGTACGGCATTAGCTGCATCCAATAGCACTGAAATGAAAAGTTGGGTTGAAGTGTTGCAGCTTGATCAGGTATCTCAGTGGGTATCTACGGCGCTCCTGCTCGCTGGTATTGCATTAGTGGCAATCGGAGCAATGACGCTTAATCCGTTTTTCTTGCTGGCTGGAATAGCCCTTTTAGGCGGTGGCGTTGCGCTCAAAGCATTAAACAGTAGCGGAAAAACAAGTAGCGGTTCCTTTTCAGCCAGATCCGGCTCAGGCCGAATGTCAGTACCAAGGCTTTCAATTGATGACGTTCCTGCCCTTGCAAAAGGCGCGGTCATACCGCCTAACAGAGAGTTCCTCGCCGTACTGGGAGATCAAAAGAGCGGGACAAATATAGAGGCTCCAACATCTGAGATTGAAGCCGCTGTTGCCCGTGGGATGCAGCGATATGGTGGTGGCGGCTCCAATATAGCTATCTTGGAAATCGACAAGCAGGTGCTTGGTCGCGTATCTTATCAAGCAACTCAGAGCGAAGTTCAGCGTATCGGCGTAAATTTGGTGGAGGGTTAAATGAGCTATATCAAATTGAACGGCATTGAGTTTGATGCAGATGTTGCAATTTCGACTTATAATCGAAGTTTCAATGTGCTAGATGGAGATAATGCTGGCCGAGTGCTTTCCGGTCGAATGATACGTGATGTTATTGGAACCTATCTTGGTCATAAGATTACAGTGTTTCGCAGAGGAGACAATTACGAAGGGTTGGATACCTTTTGGGACTATCTGTACCAACACTCAGTCGATGATAGCGTTATGTTGGAGGCAGCGGACGGACAGACAACCATCTCCTACGAGGCGTATTATACTAGCGCATCTCAAGACATGGAGAAGGTAGAAGGTAGCGTAAATTATTGGGGAGAAATAGAGGTAAGCTTTGTCCCGATAGACGCACAGGTCAAGCCGTAAAAAGTGAGGATAGGCGATGGCAAACAAAAACAAAATTGTGTATGGCGACAGAGTTTTTGAGGGCAACAAAATTAAAAGCGGAAATCTTCATATTGCAACATCTCTTCTATCTTCCTCTCTGGAAGCCAATACCTTATCAGTCGTAATTGAGACTGAGGACAGAACAATTACAGAGTTTGAGAGAAACGCTCCAATTGTTTATTTTTATGATGGCGTTCAGACCGGTGTGTTTTATGTGAAATCCATTGACCGGAATGGCCCTAATACATATAAGATATCTGCAACAAGCGCAATTGGGCTTTTATCTGAAAATCAGCATTATGGAGGAATCTACTCTGGAGAGACTGCATCCGAACTTCTTGCTTCCATATGCGGCACAATACCATACGAGATAAAAACAAATTTAGCAGACATAAAATTGTATGGTTGGTTACCTATCGCTACGGCAAGGGATAACTTGTCACAGGTTCTATTTGCAATTGGCGCAACTATTCGAACTGATCTAAATGGAGTTCTTCGGATTGCGGCCCTTTGGGATGGAATTAGCGGGAACCTTGGTTTAGACCGAATGTATCAGGGACCGAGCGTCACTAACGCGGCCAAAGTAACCCAAGTAATTGTTACAGAACACCAATATATAAAATCTGGTGAGTCATCCACACTTTTTGAAGGGTCCGTAGAAGAAGGGAAAATTGTTACATTTGATGATCCTGTGTTTGGCTTGTCTGCATCTGGCTTTACTATTTTAGAGAGTGGGGCCAATTACGCAAAACTATCTTCTGGTTCCGGAAAGCTTGCTGGAACAAAGTATACGCACAACAAGAGCCAAATCATACGTAATATCGTTTCTGCTAAAGAGCCAAATGTAAAGAAGGTTGAAAATGCTACGTTGGTATCGCTCACAAACTCTGCGGCTGTCGCAGACCGGATGAAAAATTACTATAAGCATGCTCAATCTATCCAAGCACCAGTTGTCTATAAAGGGGAATCAACAGGGAACCGTGTGTTGACGTGGGACCCATATAACAAAGAGCCAGTTACGGCTTGCATTGAAAAAGAAGACATTACCATCTCAAACACATTAAAATCAAGTTCGGAGATGCTTGTTGGATATGTACCTTTGAAAATAGAACACACTGAGATACTTGAAAATCGAGTCTTACTCACTGGATCTGGCGAGTGGGTGGCACCGGAAGGAACCACGCATGTACGAGCGGTGCTTATCGGTGGGGGAGGACCCGGTGGAAACGGAGCAAGTGGTGAGAGCATATCGTCAATGACGGACACGGACAATAAAACGAGTACAGTATTTGTCGGTAAAATGCAGCCGGGAGAGCAGGAAAATTATAGCCATTCAGCTAATGCAAATGTAGCAGCCAAATCTAGAGGCGAAGGTGGGGATGGTGGTATTGCGGGTGTTCCTGGATATGTTTATGAGGTAGACATAGAGATTTCAGAAATAAAGAAGTTTTCGTACAATTGCGGATTGGCCGGTACCATTGCTGGCGAAACAGGAGGGGAAACTACTTTCGGAGAAAATTCTTCTCAAAGTGGAGGTGTGCTTTCGGTTGGGTATACAGATTTAATTACAGGTGATAAGTATGCGGTACCTGGAGTAGAAGGAGGAAAAGGTGGGGCTGGAGGTAGCGCTGGTTCTCAAGGGGAAGATGTTGTAAGCGCGACTGGCGGAAAAGGGGCTAACGGAAACTCAGATAGTGATTCCGATAAATTAGAGACTACACTTAATGGCTGTACGCTTACAGAAATAAGTAATATGTCATATTCCATTCAACCAGTTGGTGGTGGTGGTGCAGGGGGAAATTCTGGTGATATTTCAGGAGGAAACGGCGGAAATGGTTACCGTTCTAAAGGCGAGTTGAAACCACCGGCCATTACTTCTGCTTGTCGCGCGGAGGTAAGCACATTGCGACCCGGTGACGGAGGGACTGGCGCAAATGGAGAAAATGCACAAAGTTATGGTTCAGCAGGGAATGGAGGCGGAGGTGGAGGCGGAGCCGGAGCGACTGGTGGTGCATCTGCAACGGCATCGCAAACAACGACTATTTTGGGGCGTACCTATGTAAACAGTTCTAGAAATATCCTTTGTGGTGCATTCGTCCGTGTCAATGGAGCGCGTGCAAGCGGGGGACAAGGCGGTATAGGTGGCCGTGGTATGGATGGATGCATTATTTTGTATTATGGCGTTCCCCAGAAGATAGTCTCCGGCCCAGTGAAAGATAAAAATGGCCGCGTTGTTCTTGACAAGCTTGGCCGTCGGCTAATTGTGTGAGGTGAGAAAATGGAACTGACTCTGGAGGAGCGTGTAGCGGCACTTGAGCGGAAATTATTAGCCAGAGAAGCGGCAGAAGAACCAACCGAATACTACACCAGCAAATACAGCGGTGAGGAGATCGATGCCCTCCTGGACAAGGTGGCCGCTATGGATGGAGGCGGGACATAATGCTCATCATGACAAATTGGTACATCTGCACCCCGCCTAAATTTTGCCTCGGATTCGAGGGCGACAATGAGGCTGTAGCCCTTGAAATCTCCACAGACCTCACAGACGAGTGGGACTTAATGGTGGATGTGGAGAAAGACGGTCAAAAGAATATTATCCAGCTCCAGCGCGTCGGGCAAGTGTACTCCGCCTTGCTGACGGCCTCCATGCTGGCTGATGACGGCCAGTATTTAATGCAGGTCAGGGGTACCCTCGGGGAACAGGTGCGGCACAGCAACATATTTTACGCAACTGTCCATGACTCCATTAACGCCGTAGACGCTTTCCCACCTCCTCTGCCCTCCGAGTTTGAGCAAATGGAAGAACGTATCACAGAGCTGAACCAGCACCCCCCGAGGCCTGGCCTGGATGGGTTTTGGGAGATTTGGAACCCGGATAGCGGCCAGTACGAGGCGTCGGATATCCCTTTACCGGAGGGTGGAGGAGGTACATCCTACAACATCGGGCACGGGCTAAAGCTGGACAGAGACACAAGGACGTTATCTGTGGACACAGTAAACGGCTTTGACGAGGGTGATAATACGCTCCCCATTACCGCAGCCGCGGTGCAGGAGACGGTAGGCAATATCGAAATCCTGTTAGGGACAATTTGAAAGGTGGGAAAGTATGAGTGTAGCAACTGAAATCAGCAGAATCCAAACAGCGCGGAACACTATCAGGTCAAAGGCCGTTGAACTGGGCATCGGCACAAGCACGGACGATCTGACCAAGCTGGCAACGGAAATTGAGGGAATTGAGAACAGAGGAGCGGTATCTGCTACTGTCCAAGAGGGCGATACATATACCATCCCCAAAGGCTACCACAACGGCAGTGGCACGGTGTCCGGGGTGTCCGGAGGTGGAAACTATAACCTCCAGAGCAAGACCGTCACGCCTACCAAAGCCCAACAGAACGTGACACCCGACCCCGGCTATTATGGCCTGTCCGACGTGACAGTAGCTGCCATCCCCGGGAACTACCAGGACGTATCCTCCGTTACGGCTACCGCCGCTGACGTATTGACTGGCAAGGTGTTTGTGGACAAGGCAGGCAAGACCACCACAGGTACCATGCCAAACAATGGGGCGGCGACTGAAACACTGACCCCGGAAAAACTGTCTTACACCATCCCGAAGGGGTATCACAGCGGGACAGGAAAGGTGCAGATCACCCCGGAGACGAAGAGTGTTACGCCAAACAAGTCTGTCCAAACAGTGGAGCCTACAGACGGCAAGGTACTCACGTCCGTTGAGGTAGCGGCCATCCCGGAGGCTTATGTGGACACCTCTGACGGCACAGCGGTTGCCGGGGATATCCTTAATGGCAAGACCGCTTACGCAAAAGGCGCGAAGGTCACTGGCTCAATGGCAAACAATGGGGCGGTCTCCGGCGAGATTGATGGCTTGACCACAACCTCCTTTGCCGTTCCTGCTGGTTACACCACCGGGGGCTCGGTGAGCCTGACGGGCGACATTGAGGAGGCCCTGGCGGCCATTTGACGGGAGGCGTGGTATGAGTATTCAGGGCGAAATCGACCGGTTGTCCGCCGCTAAGGCAAGTATCGCAGCGTCACTACAGGCTATGGGCATAGAACCACCGGAGGGCACCACACTGGAGCAGTACGCCGCCCAGTTAGCCGCTATCGCCACGGCTGCGCCCTGGCTCTCAATCCCCGGCGGCGGCACGATGCAGATGGGGGAGAGCCTTGGCGACGGGCCGTACACAATCGAAGTAACCGAAGACGGAGAGGGCGGCGACCTCTCCGCCGAACAGGTGGGCTACAGCAATACGGGCAGCGGCCTGGAGGCTACAAACGTGCAGGGGGCTATCGACGAGCTGGCGGGCAGAGGTAGCAGCGGTGTGATCACCTTCAACGGACGATCTGGTGCAGTTGTCCCCCAGGAGGGGGATTACACGGCTAATATGGTTGGTGCTTTACCAAACAGTACAAAGCTGGCAGACCTACCAGCAGATGAAAGCCACAGAACAGTAAGCGATACAGAAAAAAGCGCTTGGAACAGCAAAGGAGATCCAGCCAAGAGTACCACAATTACTTTGCTGTCTAGCGGGTGGACGCAAGGTGGGAACGGAAGGTACAGCCAGACGGTTTCCTGCTCCATTGTGGCGGCAGACACAGCGGTAGTGAGTGTAGACGTAGCGCTGAGTGGTACAGATTTGGACGCGGACGCAGAGGCGCTGAACGCCTGGATGGGGCCATCAGCGCAGAACGCCGTGCAGGGAGCTGGGACACTGACCTTTTACGCGGCAGAGGCCCCGGCCGTCAACATCCCGGTCAATGTGGGGGTGGGATGATGGTGTTCTTGCATAGGGGCGGCCCAACTGGGGATATGGGGATCTCTGCTGGTGATTTGGAGATAGGACAGGTAGTACATCTAAATGAAAGCGGGGTCCCGATTGACTATCTGGTAGTACATCAGGGCATACCGTCCAATCTATATGATGCATCGTGTGAGGGGACATGGTTGCTACGGAAGGACATCCGTGAGATGGGACCGTTTAACTCTGGTGGAGGAAATGCGCTTCCTGGTTCCAGCATTTTGAGCACTATGTCTGGATATATGAAGGACTACGATTTGCCAGTTCAAGCAGCCATTAAAACTGTGAAAGTGCCGTATTGTGTTTGGAATGGTTCTGCTACAGTTAACAGCGGAGAAAACGGTCTGCAATGCCGAGTATTTCCAATAAGCGGATATGAAATTGGATTAAATAACAGCCTGTCCTCATACCTCCCAATAGATGGAGCAAAACTATCTTACTTTATTGATGGTGATGGCGCTGATGCTAGGAGCAAAAGAATTGCGAAATTCAACATGACGAATGGGCTTTACTGGACACGTTCTCCATCAAATGCGAATAATGTTGGTAATTGGTACATCTCCGTTGATGGAAGTTATGGTAATGGCTATTCCTATAATTCCTACGGTATCCGCCCCGCCTTAATCCTCCCTTACGACTTTAAATTCCTAAAATCAGAGGTGTCCTGATGGTATATGTATCGCGCTTTTTTGTTCCTGCTTCAAGCGGTATTTCTGCGGGCGACCTTGAGGTCGGAAAGATTGTGCGGCTCAACGAGAAAGGAACCCCGGTGGACTATCTGGTGGTTAACCAGGGGATACCGGAGGACAGCCCTCTTTATGATGCGTCCTGCGAAGGGACATGGCTATTGAGGAAAGACATTTCTGAAAATCGGATATGGGATTCCGGAGAAGTCAACAACCTGGAGCAATCCGATATCCAGAGCTGGCTAAACGGCACAATGCTTTTGAAGTACGATTCTAACATTAAGTCGGCCCTCAAGCAGGTTAAAATCCCGTATCGGCAGGAAGGCGGAATAGGAGGAACAGACAGCACCGGAGCAAATGGGCTGTCTTGCAAGATTTTTCTGCTGTCCGGCTATGAAGTCGGATGGAGCACCATTACGAGCCCATACTTCCCTGTAGATGGTGCAAAACTGACCTACTTCGAGTCCGGCACAAATTCATTAGCCAACAGCAAACGGGTTGCAAATCGAAATGGTAATGCTGAAAACTGGTGGCTCCGCTCTCCGTACACCAACGATGCCAACTACGTGTGGTATACCCGAACTAACGGTGACAGCAGCATCTGGAGAGCAAACACTGACGCAGGCATCCGCCCCGCTTTGATCCTTCCTTACGACTTCCAATTTACCAAAAAGGAGGTGTCGGCCTGATGGTGTTCTTCATGTCGAGAGGGCTACCCTCCAACAAAACATATGACCCTGTGTTTGCAAACAATGACTGGGCCGCTATCATCGAGGCATGCCACGCCAATGAGGTGCCGGACACCTGGGTAGCTGATGGCTCCTGCTACAAGGACATGGACATCGGCGGCAAGGCATACCGTATCGACATCATCGGGAAGAACCACGATGATCTGTCAGACGGGACGGGCAAAGCACCGCTGACCTTCCAGATGCACGACTGCTACGATACCACCTACCAGATGAACAGCAGCAACACCAATGCGGGCGGCTGGCGGGATTGCCAGATGAGGACGCAGACCATGCCCGCGTTGAAAGCCCTGCTTCCGGCGGAGGTTCAGGCGGGGATAAGAGCAGTTAACAAACTGACCAGCGCAGGGAATCAGAGCCCAATCATTGTGACCACCAGTGATGACTTATTCTTGCCATCTGAAGTCGATGTTTTTGGATATACCCAATACTCTTTCGCCGGAGAGGGCACCCAGTATGACTACTACATGATAGGAAACAGGACAGCAAAAAATATAAATGGTAATTTAAACGCATGGTGGACTCGCTCTCCAAACGCTACAAGATCGGATATCATTTGCCTTATAGGCATCAATGGAGGGATTGGAGGCACAAACCCCATTAACTCGTATGGAGTCCCCTTCTGCTTCTGCTTCTAGGAGGTAACATGTACTTAAAAATCGGCGAAAAGCAATACAGTGTCTCCCGCCGGGTTGTGACAGAGGATACCATCAAATATCTTTCGGTCAAGCCATCGCCCGGAGAGGTGACAGGCAAAATCCAGATGTACCGGGATGATGGGTTTCTTTTGTCAGAGGATGATGCAGGGAACTATACCCAGCAGACCTACGCTGGTACGCTGCTGACCCTGACCAACAAGCCAGTCCCAGAGCCAGCTCCCCAACCGTCAGCGCCAAACATGCAGTCACAGTACGCCGCCGCTATGAGGGCCTACGCGGCCACCAGCGTGGCCATACCGGACACCTACGCCCTGGACATGCCCGATCTGTTTCCGGCGTGGGAGACTGTTTTGGAGGCAGGAGAGGAGCTCCCGGCGGGCCGTATCCTCAACGACGGCGGCCAGCTCTACCGGGTGGTGCAGGCGGTAACGCCACAGGCGGAGATGCCCCCGCACGACGACGGCATGCTCGCCATCTACCGGCCCATTGACCGGGAGCACGCGGGCACAGCGGACGACCCCATCCCGTGGGTGTACGGCATGGACTGTTATGCGGGCAAGCACTACAGCTACAACGGGAAGGTCTACAAGGTGGCCGAGGGCGGGGACATGATTCCCTGCACATGGCCGCCCGACAGTCCCGGCATGTGGCAATGGGTGGAGGTGTAGCACATGGCTATCATTGTAAACGGGAAAAAAGTTGCCGGTCTCGGCCTGCCCGGTAAGGACGGAGCTCCAGGAGCAGACGGCAAGGATGGTGCACCTGGAAAATCCGCCTATCAGGCGGCAAAAGAGAAAGGATATACCGGAACCGAAGAGGAGTTTAACACCGCTCTGGCTGGTATGCAAAGTGTCCATTCCTGCCGCTGGCTGGCGGCGTAGTAACTGGCAACCTTATATTAGGGTAGATAGTTCTAGTGGGAGTGCCTTATATATTGGGAGTGAAAACGGAGCACAGGTTGTATTTGATTCCACGTGGGGACTTAGAGTTCTCGCAGATACGATCATTTTCGGTCAGAACTCCAATGATCAGAAGTCGCTTATTTTCCATAACGGCCAGATCAAAAACTTGTCATTGCCGGGAAGTCCAAACGACGCCGCCAACAAGCAGTATGTGGACGAGCACGCGGGGGCGAAGGTTATTTTGGGGAGCTATGTGGGAACGGGAAAATCAGGCAAAAGCAACCCTAATCAAATAACCTTAGCCGCACCCTTTAAAATACTCTGTATTTATGGCATGCAATGGCAGATTCGTATCGAAGTATCGACAATTCTGGTACTGGCGAAACTTCTGTCATTATTCCCGGCAGCATTATCCCTACTGAGTATACAAGCGGCTTTGGTTTTTTCTACTCTAGCAACTCAAGAGATTCTTACGGTAAAAAATCAGCGGATGGAAAAACTTTCAGTTGGTATTATAACTATACTCCATCTGATGCAGCAACTGTGCAGCTTAATTTATCTCAAGTTGTATATCACTACTACGCCATAGTTTAGAAATAAGAGGTGAATTAAATATGACCATCATCCAAATTGACCCGTTGGAGACCGGCCAGCACCCGATCCAGAGCCAGAGCGGGCGGCGCGCCTGCTGGCTGGAGGGCTACATAGAGGTGCCCGCCCACCTCCATGACGCGGTGTGGGCGACCTATGGCTGGTGTGACCTCCAGATTGAGGGGGACAAGCTGGTGGGCATCACGCTACTGAGCGGCTCCAGAGCCGGAGCCGGAACCCCAGCCGCCCCTCGCAGAGGACATCACTCTGGACATGCTGTCCGAGCACGAGGCGCGGCTGTGCATGCTGGAACTCACCGCTGCCACATGAGAAAGGAGACGCCATGACAACCGTATACAACCTCTGCAAGCTGCTCATTGACCGGGGCCGCACCGACGGCCTACAGGACAAGATGGATGTCTATCTCGCCGCCGACCGGCTTACCCCGGAGGAGTACCAGAAGCTGGCCGGGCTGCTGGCCCCGGAACAGTAATCAACAGCGGGATCGCTGAATAAAAGGATGTGAATCAAATGAGTAAGCTCATTACATATGTCCCGCTCTCGTCCGTGGAGCGGATTGAGCTGAGAGTCACCAACTGCCGCAAGACGCTCTCTCAGGTCAAGGCAGAGACCAAGGCCCATTACGTGCTCAATGGAGGCATGTGGAACCCGGATGGCACCCCCTGCCCGCTGCTTAAAGCGGGCGGGGTAATGCGCTCCGGCACGCCCTGGAGGGCGAGTGGCTACGCCTGGGACAAGGGGCCTGACATCCACATGACCTCCGAGTACGAGGGAGCGGATAACTTTATTGCGGTGACCGCCCTCGTCGCCTCCGATAAGCCGGTGGGAAAGCCCTCCTACGGCTCAGCCCAGGGAGGCAAGCGGGGGCGGAGCGCTATTGGCCTCCGTGGTGGAAGTCTAGCCCTCTACTGCTCCTCGGACGGCACCGACGCAGCAACGCCGGAGGCTCTGCGGGACGAGCTGGCCGGGCTGGGCTGGGCCTCCGCCGTTATGCTGGATGGGGGCGGCTCCAGCCAGTGCGACTTTGGCGGAGAGCGCATCACCGCCAGCCGCAATGTGCACAACTGGATTTGCGTGTATCTCAAGCAGGCGGGCCAAGCACCGCCGGAACAGGAGGACAAGCCTATGAGCAAGCACACTGTATGCCTTGACCCCGGACACGGGCCGGGCAACGTCAACGGCTCCCCGGATGGTACATACAAGGAGTGGGAGTTTACCTGGGATATGGCCCAACGCATCAAGCCGTTGCTGGAGGCCCAGGGGGTGGGCGTGGTGCTCACCAAGACGGCGGACAACTACCCCAGCCTGACGGATCGGGCCAACATCAGCAATAAGGCAACGCCGGACTGCTTTGTGAGCATTCACACTAACGCTTACGGGGAGGGAGGCTGGTCGAGCGCGTCCGGGCTGGAGATCTACACCAGCGCCGGGCCCATGACGGCGAAGCGCAATGTTCTGGCCTCCGGCCTGGTCAACGCCTTTCACGCGGCGGGAGTGACACTGCGGAGTGAGCCCATCAAGCACGAGATGTATACCGTGCTTGCCAAGACGGACGCTCCCGCCTGCCTGATTGAGTACGGCTTCCACACCAACAAGGCCGACGTGGAGTACCTCAAAGATACGAAGTACCGGGACAAGCTGGCCGAGGCCACCGCAAAGGGTATCTGTGACTGGCTGGGCGTGGCCTGGCAGGGCGAAACGGGAGCGGACAACGCGGAGGATACCCCGGACGTTTGGGCCGCTGATGCATGGCAGAAGGCCAAGGACAAGGGCGTGCTGGACGGCACCCGGCCCCGCGATAATATGACCCGGCAGGAGCTGGCCGTGGTGCTGGATCGGCTGAATCTGATTTGATGGAGGTACATATCATGGACATTTCTTCTTTGGGTATCACTGGAGTAGCGGTTATCACTGTGATCTGCTTCCTGGCCGGCCAGGTGGTCAAGGCCACTGGACTGGACAATAAGTGGATTCCCATCATCTGCGGTGCGTTTGGCGCGGCGCTGGGCATCCTCGGCATGTTTATTATGCCCGAGTTCCCGGCCAGCGATTATCTTACTGCCGCTGCCGTTGGGATTGTGAGCGGCCTCGCGGCCACTGGTATCAATCAGGTCTATAAGCAGTTGACTAAGGAGGGCTGATGCCCATGGAGTGGGTAGGCCCACTGATTTCCGGCGCGGCTGTGGTCTTGGTGGCGATTATCGAGGCCGTCGCCGCGCGGGAGCGGAAACGCATCAAAGCGGACAATCAGAAGAGCGATGCCCTTATGAATGGGGTACAGGCTCTGCTAAGACGCGAAATCATTGCCGAGTACAACCACTACTCCGAGCAACGCTATATCCCGATTTATGGGATGGAGAACGTGCTGGACATGTACAATGCCTACAAGGAGTTGGGTGGGAATGGGATGGCGGCAAAGCTGGTCGAGGCCCTGAAACAACTGCCAACGGAGCCGCCGGAGGTCGAAAGGACGTGAGTGAATGAGCGCAAAGGTGAAGCTGCCCCCAGAATTGGCGAACCTCTTGCGCTCAGAGCTGGAGACGGCCATCTATGAAGCCGCCCTGCACCGGGACGATGAATTGATCGCCAAGCGCCGTATCATCGACAAATGGGCGGAAATGGACATTGCGGCGGAGCTTGGATGGGAGCGGTCCACGGTATCCAAGCATATCCCGTACATACTGAATGAAGTGAAACGGGTGGCAAACAGAATAACAAAGTTAAAAGGAGTCGGGAATTAACCCGGCTCCTTTTGCTTTGTCCATTTCATTAAGTCTTCGCAATCCTTTTCCATTCTTGTGTAACTCTCAATGTTTCGAATACTTCGCATCGCGCAAAAACCACACACCAACGCGCAAATAATCCCGCCTACGATTGAAAACATCCGCCCGGATACAACACCCCATACAAAATTACCAGAACCGTATGCTACAGCAAATAAACAGAAAAGAATCAATAACTTGCAATTTCTGATTTCCTTTTTATACATCCATATCACCTCTATGTAATTTAATTATATGCTAAAATCCTGAATTTGCAAGGGGAATCAACCTCCGGTCAAATATAGTCACAAAAAGTCACATAAATCGAACAGGACTAACACAAGTACCCCTCTGGAACGCCACCCAGCCGGGGTATTTTTATGCGACAATATAGACATGGAGGACGTGAGGATACAGGGTTGGTACACGTCGCCGCCCTCCTCACGGACTCCTTATTTTATGGACAAGGACGTGTTGGATATGACTCTAATCGAGAGAATGGTAGCCGCTGGCATGTCCCGCGATTGTGCCGCCGAAACAGCGATGTGGTACATGGCACAGGGAGATGACGAGGGCCTAGAGGATTACGTAACCGCATTGGAGGCGGGGAGGGAGGCGCGTCAGTATGGCGTTTCCTAATTACACATACCCGGCTTATGGGGCCTACAATCCTGTTACCCCGTTTGCTCCGGCTCCACAAGTATATCAGCCCCAGCAACCTACTCAGCAACCCTCACAGACCATTCAGCCACAGAGTAATGTAAACACACAGCCCGCTTTTTTCTGCCGTCCTGTGGCCTCCAGGGAAGAAGCGCTGGGTGTTCCGGTTGACTTCATGGGTGCTCCCATGTTTTTCCCCGACCTCGCTCATAATGTGGTCTATATGAAACGATTCAATACCAATACCGGAGCTGCTGATGTGTTTGAGTTCCACGGCCAACAGCAGGCAAAAGAACAGCAGGCAGAGAACCCGGCCCCCGCTTTTGCACCGCTGGATGAATTTATGGACATGAAGGACACCATCAACAATCTGAAAGACGAGATAGAACGACTGAAAAAGCCCACGTCTGGCGGAAAGGCAGGGAAAAAGAATGATGCCTCCGATGAATAATCCCATGATGGCCATGCTCCAGATGGCGCGGAACGGCGGGAATCCCATGCAAATGCTCCAGCAGATGGCTGGACAGAATCCGCAGGCAGCTCAAGCTATGCGGCTCATTCAAGGGAAAAACCCGCAGCAGCTTCGCCAGACTGCGGAAAACATGGCAAAACAGAGGGGAACCTCCGTTGAGGAAATTGCACGGCAACTAGGTATACCCATGAAATAAAATAGAGCACTTCTTTTCAGTTTTTCGGTGTCTTGACAAAAAACCGCTCTTTGGAAACATCCGGGGAGCGTACGGCCCCGATGTAATAACTGACAAAGGAGTATATACAATGGATAACGATTTTGCGACTGGCTATGCTCTTGGCTCCGACTCCAACGGCGGCAACTGTAACAATGGCGGCTTTTGGGGTGGCGATGGCTGGTGGGCTATCATCATCTTCGCCATGATTTTTGGCTGGGGCCGCGGCGGCTTCGGTGGCTTCGGCGGCGGTGGTGCCAGCACCGATCCCGGCCTCCAGGGATTGGCTACTCGCGCCGATGTCAATGAGGCCATTGCCTTCAATGGTGTGGAGCGCGGCATCTCTGCTATCCAGCAGGGCATCTGTGACAGCACCTATGCCCTGAACAACAGCATCACCAGCGGCTTCAACAACACCAATGTGGCGCTGCTTCAGGGCTTCAACGGTGTCCAGTCTCAGATGTGCAACATGGCCGCTCAGGCTCAGGATTGCTGCTGCCAGACCCAGCGCGCCATCGACGGCGTGAACTACAACATGGCGACCAACACCTGCGCCATCCAGAATACCATCCAGGGCAGCACCCGCGATATTCTGGAGAACAACAATTCCAACACCCGCGCCATTCTGGATTTCCTGACTCAGAGCAAGATTGATTCTCTCCAGGCGGAGAACCAGTCCCTGAAGCTGGCCGCCTCTCAGGCCAACCAGAACAGTTATCTGACCGCCACTCTGGACGCTCAGACCTCTGAACTGATTCGGCGCATCAATCCCATGCCCGTGCCCGCTTACCAGGTGCCCGCCCCCTATCCCTATTGCGGGACCTACAACAACGGCTGCGGTTGTGGCTGCTAAACTTACGAGGAATCCTCGTAAGTTGGTCTTCCGGCTTTGCCGTGACTATTTCGGGGCGGCGGGCTAAGTGTCTGCCGCCCCTGATTTTTGGAGGTATTTTATGTCTTGTAAGCCTGTTTGCCGCCTGTGCGACAACCTGGTGCTAAGCCAGGCGGTCACCTTTACTGGCGGGAATCTTGAAATCAATCTGCCTGCCGGTGCCTACAACAACGGCGGAAAGTATTGTATTGTGGTAGCTCAGTCCATCCCGGCCACAACTACCATCAATGCACCTGTGTACATTACTATTGGCACTGGGACAGAGCTATATCCCCTTACCAAGCGTAACTGCGCTCAGGTGACTGCCTGCGGAATCCGCACCCGTACACGCTACTCCGTATGCGTTACGACTACCCCCACCGGCGGCTCGTTCCGCATGTTGGGGCAGCCCTGCTGCTCTCCCAGTAACAATCTTGCCAGTATTGACGGCGGTGCTGCACCCGCCCCTACGGCGTAAGGAGGGGTCAAAATGAAACGATCTACTCGGATGATGCTCATGTCCAGTGGCAACAATCGCCGCTACAACGACGGACGGAGCTACGACAACTACGATGTCGATGATAAGTTTCGTGACCGCCGTGGCCGGGAGCATTACGACAATGGCCGTTATGCACCGCGCTCTGAGATGATGGAGCCGGAGGATCGGGGCTATCGCCGTTACTCTGATGGGCGTTTTGCCCCACGGAACGATGGCGGTATGTGGGTAGAGAGCCGATACTGGGATGATCGGATGTACGGTCCCCGGTCTCACTACGGCTACCCCTACGTCCCCCCGGTCTATCGGGAGGATGGGAGCGCATACACAGAGCGACGGGAGATGAATCGTCCCATGAACAAAATCGGATTCGCTATCTCTGGCGAAGGTGAAATGAGGACTCCGAGAGAGTTTGACCATGACTACCGCATGGACGAGATGGCATACAGAAAAGGTGGAGAACATATGACAGGTTATGGGGCATCTTCCAGCTATATTCCTTTCACCAAGGAGATGGCCGATGAATGGTCTAAGCATATGGACAACGAGGATGGCACCCGTGGCGCTCACTGGACGCTGGAGCAGGCCAAACAGGTCATGGCCCAGCGTGGGATTGAGTGCGACCCCATCCAGTTCTGGGCGGCCCTCAACATGGTCTATAGTGACTACGTTAAAGTAGCCAAGAAGCACGGTGTCGGCGATAAGATTGATTTTTATGCCGACATGGCAAAATCGTTCCTCTGTGACAAGGACGCACCGGAGGACAAACTGGCCCGCTACTACGAGTACATCGTGAGGGGCTAAACAAGGGGCGGGGGCAATAGCCTCCGCCCTCTATTTTTGAACTTTTTCATCGGTTTGCTATTTGCACATATTTACACCGAAAGTTACGCACTAGCTACATACTAGCTACAAAAAATCCTGTAAGCATTGCAATCACTAGCTTTATTTTCACTACGAATTACAAACACATTAAAAGTCAATCTAATTTTACAACTAAAAACACTAGAATAGCAAGAAGAATGCACAATAAAAACAACTTTTTCGAACTTTTTGTGCGCTGTTCTATTTGCACATATTTAAGAAGAAAGTTACAAATACTTAGGAAACCTTCTGGATCTCTTTAGCCAAAAACGAAACATCTACGTGCGTATAGTGCTCGGTAACATCTCCATCGGAATGCCCTAAGATGCGCTTTATAGCGACTTCGTCCACCCCGGCCATTCTCATCCGAGACGCGGCGGTATGTCTGCACCAATGAGGGGTGGCGGAAGGGAGTCCTAATTCTTCCATAACTTTAGAGAATAGCGGGCGGTATTTGTATGCGGGGATTGCATTCCCGTCATCATCACAGATAATAGTTTTACCGTCTATGGACAGCCACTTGGTCAGATAGGGCATGATTTTAGGGTGCACCGGGACAATCCGATTTTTCCCGGCCTGTGTTTTTAGGCCGCCCTGCAAATAGTCCCCATCTGGATGATAGGAAAATCTGGTGAGCCCCAAAAACTCAGATACTCGGAATCCAGTATAACATAGCATTAGTACGGTATCGGCCCAAGGGAATCCAGAGGACGCCAGGTTCTCCAATTTACGAATTGTGATATCATCAAAAGCACCCTTTTCGTGCTTTGCTTCAACTCCTGGAAGTTCCACAAAAGCGGAATAGTCTTTATACACGATATCGCGCTCTGTTGCGTGCTTAAAAAGTGCTTTCATAAGCATTTTGTCATTGCTAATACTAGATTTCGATAATCCGTTTGCCTCGTCTTGGTCAATAATAGATTGTAGGTCGTCAATCGTAACCTTGCACATATCCTTCTTTTCTAGCACACAGAGGCGCGCCCAAGAAGCCTTATAGCTGGCGATAGAGGCGGCTCCTGCCTTTGCATACTTTTTGGCAGACCACTGATTGTATACGTCTCCCCAGGTAACGGCGAGTGACTTTGCCGGGATATTAGATGCCAAATATTTATCGAGAGCCTCCTGTGCTTCTTTGGCAGTTCTGTGGTAGGATAAATACTTTTGCTTCCACAGTCCGGGCCGCTCCAAATACGACACCCTGACGGCGTATCGGTTTCTGCGGTTCGGGCCAAGATTTACAATACTTCCAGTTCCGTTCGCTCTTCTCATTGACTTTTCCCCCTATTCTGGTAAAATAAAGGGGTGATATGGCACCCAAACCTTATCACCCCTATGTGAGCCGTCCCTGGTGTTGGTAGCACCGGGGGCGGCATTTTTATTGCGCCTTTTTCAGTTTCTCCATTTCACGGTTCAGCTTCTTCCCCATAGCCTCAAGGGCAGTGATCCGAGTGTCCATGACCTCCATGTCGTCCAGGTGCTCCAGTTTCTCCAGGATGGCGCTCTGGCCCTCTGCGAGCAAATTAAACCGCTTTTCAAATTTGGTTTCCATCATCATTACGGTGTTTTTGGTGATGCGCTGTTCAGCGTCCGCGATAATGGATTGGATTGCCTGCAAATCTTTTTTGTCCAACATACGTAAAATCTCCTTATTGTTCACTCTAAGCCAAACTGCGCTTTATTGACTACTTTGCCATCTTGGAACATCACATTTGCGTTAGCCCCAATAGACCCTTTACCTTCCCACATCCACATTGTAGTTACATATTCTGACCCAATGCCAAGATCTGATTCGGATAGCAGTTCTCCTTTCGATCCAATAATCGAAACTACTTCGTCGTATGTCATCCCATTTTTAATCTGGTTAAACTCATCTAAGCTAATTTTCTCGTCATTATAGGTAACTGCTTCCCCAAAAACATCAAACATAACTTTATCGCCAGTGACAGTAAGATATATTTCTCCAGCTTCTGACTGCTTGAGGTAAATGGCGCATCGTGTAGTATCTTGGAGTAATGGAGCATTCTTAGATAGCTCGACAAGAGTTGATTTAATATCCTCCCAGTTAGCTGGCGCAGACCCCGCTTCCTTCGCTTCTTGTATAAGCGCGGCTATGTCAGGGTCATAGATACTCACTGTGGTCATATCTCCAAATAGGGAGATCTCTATAAATGAGGTATCACAGAAGGACGAGAATGTAGCAGTGATATTGTCTTTTATTGGGTCACTTTCGGGTGTGGCTACAATGGTCTGTTCCGGGGGAGGGCTTTTGCTCACATCTACTGTTGACTCAGCAGTACAAGCGGACAGCGGGATTATTAGCGCCAATCCCCAAGCGGCCATTCTTTTCCATCCCATTTCCCATTCTCCTCTCTATTTTACCGCACTCTGGCGGTTCTTTTACGCTCATGCAAAAGTCCGATAATCCGTGCATTATATCGGAAGGCGATCAAACGCGCACAGAAAATTTACACTTCTTTTTTGGTGATATTCCCATCTTGAAAAATGGAACTAATGTTCTATAATAATAGTCAACAGAAACAAATTTTCCAGCATCGACAAAACCTGACAGAATATAAGGTAAACAGGGCGTATAGTGCAAACAGAGGCTACAAAATGTGCCAAAATTAGAAAAATTACATAGTTCTGATTGGGAGTGGCACAAACTGGGAGGATGGTGCAGAATGACGCCGAAAGAAAAATTGCTAGAGTCGATCGAAAGGCTTATATCCGCAATGGACGAGGAAAAATTAAAAAATGTTTACCAGTTTGTCCTGCACATTTCTAAATAGCACCGATACCATGCCGTCCCCTTATTCGGGGGACGGCTTTTCTTTTTGCATTTCTTCTACAAGCATATTCGCCATATCGGCCAACATTTGCCATTGGTCAACGGATAATCTTGACATAACCGAAATTAGACGGTGCTTAAAGTCTGGCTCACCATTGAGCAGGTCGCCGAAAAATGCGGAAAGCTCCTCGTTCCGACTCCTCTGCAAAAACATTGGTTCCGCCCCGTTCTTTAACCAGTCCTCATTTACGTTGAACTCTCGGCAAATAAGATCCACAAACAGTGGCTTTGGCTCCACCTTGTTAAGTTCTATATTCGTAATTGCTCCCCGCGTAACTCCGAGCCTTTTACCAAATTCTTCTTGCGAAATCCCCAGTGCCAAACGCACAGCTTTAATTCGTTCATTCACATGATCACCCCCTTGCTACATTAGATATTATACTATTCATTTTCTGTATTGTCAATACAAACAAAGTAATATAATTTCAAAAAATGTATTGACAATACGAAAAA